CGTTGAGGGCACCATGGCGAACAAAGGGGCGGTGAGCGCAACCATAAACGGCTTGACGGTATCGAGCTACACGATCCCGACAGGCTACCACAACGGCCTTGGCAAAGTCAGCCTGACCAACGACATAGAAGCGGCGCTCGCCGCTATCTAGGGTGGTGGCCGCATGAGCATATCGGATCAGATCGAGAGGCTGGCTACCGCTAAAGCCAATATCGCAGCGGCCATCGAATCAAAGGGAGTTGACGTGCCGGAAGGTGCTTCCATCTCCGACATGGCCGCACTGGTCGTGAAGATCCCAGTCTTCACCGAAGAAGAGGTCTTCCTTGCGGCGCACCCGGTCGGCAGCTACTTCAAGACGGCATCCAAGGGCGACCCTGGAGAAATCTACGGCGGCAGGTGGGAGCTTGACCCGTCTCTGGGAGCTTTCCACTGGCGCCGCATCGAGTAAACCGAAAAGGAGAATGATGGATGGCAACAGAACTCATCACCGGTCAGGGATCGACTGACCATATCAACTCGGAGGACATAGGCGCGTACCAAGCGCGCACGTTCGGCACCGGCTGCTACGTCCTCCACGGGTGCGAATGCACGATAGTAGACTCCAACACCGTCCGCGTAGCCGAGGGAGAGCTGCTGATCGAGGGCAGGCACGTCCGCGTCAAGGGCAGCGAGGACTTGGCGATACGGAGCGGGGCGGCAGGCTACAAGCGAAACGACCTCATCGTCGTCAGCTATACGAAAGACCAGGACAACATCGAGGACGCGCCGCTAGCCGTGGTGCCCGGAACGGCCACGGAGGGGACGGCGTCCGACCCCTCGCATGTGCAGGGGAGCATCCTTGATGGAGACGTGGCCGCGGAGCATCCGCTGTACCGCGTCCCCATAGACGGCCTGTCCGTCGGCGAGCCGGTGCTGTTGATGGAGCGCGTCGTACCGTACACGGAAGTGTGGAAGATGCTCTATCCGGTCGGGTGCGTGTACATCAGCTACGAACCAACAAGCCCCGCCTCGCTGTTCGGAGGCACTTGGACGGCCATCAAGGGCCGGTTCCCGTATTTCAACGCCGGGACGGCAACAGGCGGAAGCAACACCCACACGAACACGTTAGGCGAGATGGTTATCCATGCACACGGGTATAAGGTCGCTCTTAATGGCACGCAGCACTCGTATGAAGCATCGGTTCTCGATGCCGAAGGTTACACTTGGGGAACCTATTGGCAAGATCAACCGACCGACGGTAAACCGTATGACGCAGACCTTATCGAAGAGGCGGGCGGTGGAGCCTCATATAGCATCATGCCCGCGTACCAGACGCTGTACGCATGGCGTAGAACGGCATAGGAGGTATAGAGCATGAAGATTTTTGACACCGAAGGCAACGAGATCACGAACCCGGACATCGAAAAAGGCGAGCTTGCCTACGAGAGCCTGCGCGTAATCCATACGTGGGTCATCGACGTGGAGGAGCGAACGCACGAGAAGGTCATCGCCGAGTACCCGAACGGCGGGAAGGACGTGGAGATCGTCATCGACGTGGAGGAGCGGGGACATTGGGAGACTCGCGACGAAGAGGGGAACGTTGTCGATTTCGACGGCATCATCCCCGACGACATGCCGCACGAGAACCCCGTGGAGGACGTCTGGGGGTTCCGGCGCTACCGCGTCTACACCGAAGAGGAGCTGGAGGAGATCGCGCAGCAGAAGGCGGAAGCCGAGGCGGCCGCCGTGAAGAAGGCCGAGCGGGAGGCGTTCCTGGAGGAAGCGCCCGAGCGCATGGACGATGCGGAGATGGCCATGGGAGAGCTTGGCGTGATGGCGGCGAGCAGCGCCGCGAGCATCGAGGACTTGATGGTTGCTGTGGCCGAGCTCGGCGCGCTCGTCGCCGGAGAATAAAAGACAAAGACAGGAGGAACCAATCATGATCAAGGTCTACTACAACCTGGTAAAGAACGGCAAGTGGGACATCGAGAACGTCCCTGATCTCTGGCGTGGAGGCGTGCAGGTGCTCCTGGACGCTGACGAGTAGCGTTTTTCTCGTTCGCTGAAACGCGAATTTTGATGCCTGAAGGGAGGTGAGACGACATGGACACGGCGCTTACCCATTGGGTGGACGCCCTCGCCGGCAGCGGCCCCGCGTGGCTGCTCGTCGTCGGCGTGCTCCTGATCCTCGCGTTCGTTGCGGTCAAGGCCCTGCCTTCTATCGACAAGTACCGGCAGGGACGGCTCGAGATCGAGATGGAGCGCGAGAAGCGCAAGGCCGAGGAGGTCAGGCTGCGCGACGAGCGCGACCGGGAGAACGCGCGCATATCGACGCGCAGCCTGGACGTCCAGCAGGAGACCAACGCGGTCGTGGCGGCCCTGTCCCAGCAGATGGCCGAGTACAAGAACCAGCAGGCCGTGACGGCGGCGCACCTCGAGGCTTCGAGGGAGCGCAGCGCCGCCATGGGCAAGCGGGTGGAGCGGGGGGTGGAGATCATGGAGGACGTGGCCCAGGAGGTCCACGAGATCCACCGTCACACGGTGAGAAGCAGATAGGAGCAATTATGAAAAACGTGTTCATAAGCCAGCCGATGAGAGACAAGACCGACGAGGAGATCCTCGCGGAGCGAGAGAGACTGGCCGAAAAGGCCAGATGCGCGCTCGGCGAGGACGTAGAGGTGCTGGACACCTTCTTCGCCGACTACAGCCCCGATGCGCCCTACCAGGGCGTCGCGTTCCTGGGACGGTCGCTCATGGAGCTTGCGAAGGCCGACGCCGCCATCTTCGGCGACGGCTGGGAGGACTACCGTGGTTGTCGAATCGAGCATCGGGTGTGCTCGGATTACGGCATCCCCATCGTCGACTAGGAGCAGACATGAGCAGATTTGACCTGGTGCTTCTGTTCATCTTCACGTTGATCGCCGCGATCCTGGGAGCCGATTTGTGGCTCATCGTCAACGGTCACGAGCAGTTCTCGAGCGGCGTGTGGACGTTCGCCACAGCGGTTTGCACGGGCGAGGTGGTGACGTTCTCGCTCTACCGCATTGCCAAGGGGCGCGGGTTCCCGCAGAGCATCAAGGGCAAGCACCAAATCATCAACGATCTAGAAAACGAGGAGGAAGAATCGAAATGAGCGATTTGAAAAAAAAGCTGACCAGCCGCAAGTTTTGGACGGCCCTAGCGGCGTTCCTGGCTAGCGTCGGCGGTTCTATTGCCGGCATCGCAACGGACAACACGGCGCTCACCACGACGGGGCTTGTCTGCACGATGCTCTCGGCTGCCATCTACGCTGCGGCCGAAGCATACGTTGACGGCAAGAGCGCCGCCAGCGAGCAGACGTACACCACGAAGCAGATCACGGCCACCTCGACCGACAAGGCGACCGTACAGGCTGCGCTCGCACCGGAAAAGGAGGGCTGATGGCGAACGAGATCGGTATATATGCAGCCGAGCGGATGCGCTGGTACTGCGAGAACGACCAAGAGATGGGCTACGACCAGTTGCAGCGCATGGACCCCCACGAGACGGACTGCTCGCAGCTCTACCTCCGCTGCTGCGACGAGGCCCTGCGGCATTACGGGTTCCCGGGGCTTGACACGAGCGGCTACACGGGAAACATGTGCCGCATCTGCCGCGAGGCGGGCGCTGAAATCCTCGCTTTCGACGGCAATATCTACGACCTATCTCCCGGCATGGGGATCGTCAACGAGGGCGCGCACGTCGAGATGGCGCTCACCGCGAGCGAGTGGGGAGGTGCGAACCAAGACGAGAACGGCAACATATCCGGCGGGCAGCCTGGAGACCAGACGGGCCGCGAGGTGTATGTTAAAGCCCCTTACTACTACAACTGGAACAAGGTCATCAGCTGGGTCAACTTCGACGTTGGCGGCGCTCGCGCGGAACCCGCGAACGTCCCCATGCCGCGCTACCGCGTCTTGACGCGCGAGCACGGGTGGCTGCCGTGGATGAAGGGGCTTACCGACACGGGCGGCTCCGGCGACGACTACGCGGGCGTAGCGGGGTGCTGGATATACGACATGCAGTTCGACAACCTCGGCCAGGGCGGCTGGTACGAGATCATCCGCGCCGACGGCTCCGAGACGGTGAACGCGGCCGGCAACACCGACAGCCCCATCGTCGGCATCGTGGTGTACTACGCAACGCCCGACCCGGCATCAACCGGCTACTACAAGGCGAAGTACCGCGCGCACTGGCTCGGCGCATCGCCCGGATGGGGCAAGTGGGAGTACGACGACGAGGACGGCGGGGCGGGCAAGGACGCCGATAGCCCGCTTGACATGATCCAGCTCACGCTCTGCAAATCTTGAAACAACAAGGGCGCATCCATGACGGGTGCGCCCTATTTTTTGCGTTTCTGCTGACGTCTACATTTCTTTTTCCTGGTTTCAATTGACTTTTCCGGATACCACGGTGCATAATCCGTTCAAGACGAACATCACCTCCTTTCGTGAATTTCGTCGAACCAGCTACCCCCTAGCAGTACGTCTCCCTAACAATTGGGAAGGCCGAGCCTAGGGGGGTTTGTTTTGTGCCCGTTTACAGAAAGGATTGAAATGGGAAGGATGGCGATCCTGGTCGATGGCGGGTTTTATCTCAAGCGCGCGAAATCGATGAAAGGAGAAAAGACTCCCAAAGACAGGGCAAATGAGCTTATCAGGTATTGCATGGCGCATACTAGCCACGAAGACGCAGAGCGCGCCGGATGCGCCTCGGGGCGTCGCGGGCGGCACCTACGAGTGCGTGGCCGACAGCCTCAACGTCCGCAGCGCACCGGGTCTGTCGGGGGCCGTGGTCGCCTCCTATGAGTCCGGCGAGACGGTGCTGCTGGACGACTGGGGCAAGGAGGCCGACGGCTACCTGTGGGGGCGCTACACGTCCTACAGCGGTGAGACGCGCTACATTGCGCTCGGGACGTCGAGCGGATCGTCCGACCATCGCAACGCCTCCATGTGCTCGGCGAGGGCACAGCAGCGTTTCTTATTTCCCCTGTTCTTCATGCTGTTATTCCTTCCAGATCAATGGTTTTATAACATCTATCATCCTATGTTGCACGGGTGCTTCTGGCACCGTTGCCCGCACTGCAACCTCTCGCTGCCCAAGAGCAACGTGGAGTACTGGGTAGTGAAGTTCGCGCGCAACGTGGAGCGCGACGAGCAGAGCCGCGCCGCCCTGGAGGCCCTGGGCTGGAAGGTGCACGTGGTCTGGGAATGCCAGCTGAAGAAGAAAACCATCGACGCCACGATGGCCAAGCTCCTGCCCGCGCTCGCCGAGGAGCTAGGGAAGGAGCTGGCTGCCGGCTCGGATGGTCGCCCTGGTTGACCTCGGTTGCCCATGGGAAACGTGCGGAGGCCGGCGCGAGATTCGCGCGAGCCGGACGGCCCGCCGTGCCGTTCATGCGAGCCCAGGGTTGCCCAAGCTCCGTCCCCCGCGTCTCTCCACGTCCTCGCCATAATTTCCACCGCTTGCCGATGCGGGCGACCGTGCCGTGCCAGCCACTGCGCCTGCGGCGCTCGTTGGCGAACCCCTACTGGTATCATAGGCGAGGTGTGTTCTCCAGGCGCGAGGTTCGGCCCTGGTCGAAATCCCCTTAAGAGGAGAGGAAAGCATGACGAGAGAATTCAAATCCATGGACGGCAACAACGCCGCGGCGTACGTGTCCTACGCGTTCACCGAGGTGGCGGGCATCTATCCCATCACCCCGTCGAGCCCGATGGCCGACCTCGTTGACCAGTGGTCCGCTGCCGGCCAGAAGAACATCTTCGGCACGAAGGTGAAGGTGTGCGAGATGCAGTCCGAGGGCGGCGCCGCGGGCGCGGTCCATGGGTCGCTGGCCGCCGGCGCGCTCACCACCACCTACACGGCCTCGCAGGGCTTGCTCCTCATGATCCCCAACATGTACAAGATGGCCGCCGAGCAGCTGCCGTGCGTGTTCCATGTGAGCGCCCGTACCGTGGCCACCCAGGCGCTCTCCATCTTCGGCGACCACTCCGACGTCATGGCCTGCCGCCAGACGGGCTTCGCCATGCTGGCCGAGACGAACGTGCAGGAGGTCATGGACCTGTCCGCCGTGGCGCACCTCGCCGCCATCAAGGGCCGCGTGCCGTTCATCAACTTCTTCGACGGCTTCCGCACCTCCCACGAGGTGCAGAAGATCTCCGTGTGGGACTACGACGACCTGGCCGAGATGTGCGACATGGACGCGGTGCGCGCCTTCCGCGAGCATGCGCTCAACCCCGAGCACCCCGCCATGCGCGGCAGCCATGAGAACGGCGACGTGTTCTTCCAGCACCGCGAGGCATGCAACGGCATCTACGATGCGCTGCCCGCCGTGGTCGAGGACTACATGCACCAGGTGAACGCCAAGCTGGGCACGAACTACGAGCTGTTCAACTACTACGGCGCCCCGGACGCCGACCGCGTGATCGTGGCCATGGGCTCGTTCTGCGACGTGGTCGAGGAGGTCGTCGACTACCTGAACGCGCACGGCGAGAAGGTGGGCCTGGTGAAGGTGCGCCTGTACCGCCCGTTCGTGAGCGAGAAGTTCGTGGCGGCGCTGCCGGCCACGTGCAAGAAGATCGCCGTCATGGACCGCACGAAGGAGCCGGGCGCGCTCGGCGAGCCGCTGTACATGGACGTGGTGAACGCGCTGGCGCACGAGGGCCGAGGCGACCTCACGGTGGTAGGCGGCCGCTACGGCCTGGCCTCGAAGGACACCCCGCCCTCTTCGGTGTTCGCCGTGTACAAGGAGCTGGAGAAGGACGCCCCGGCGCGCGAGTTCACCGTGGGCATCGTGGACGACGTGACGAACCTGTCGCTTCCCGAGGACCCGGCGAGCCCCAACACGGCGGCCGCGGGCACGGTGGAGTGCAAGTTCTGGGGCCTCGGCGGCGACGGCACCGTGGGCGCGAACAAGAACTCCATCAAGATCATCGGCGACCACACCGACAAGTACGTGCAGGCCTACTTCCAGTACGACTCTAAGAAGACCGGCGGCGTGACCATCAGCCACCTGCGCTTCGGCGATTCTCCCATCCGCAGCACCTACTACGTGAACAAGGCCGACTTCGTGGCCTGCCACAACCCGTCCTACGTCACCAAGGGCTTCCGCATGGTGAACGACGTGAAGCCGGGCGGCACGTTCATGATCAACTGCCAGTGGACGCCGGAAGAGCTCGAGCACCATCTGAACGCCGAGGCGAAGCGCTACATCGCCAACAACGGCATCAAGCTCTACACCATCAACGCCATCGACCTTGCCCGCGAGATCGGCATGGGCAAGCGCACGAACACCATCCTGCAATCGGCGTTCTTCACGCTGGCGAACGTCATCCCGCAGGACGAGGCCATCCGGTACATGAAGGATGCGGCCACGAAGTCCTATATGAAGAAGGGCCAGGACGTCGTCGATATGAACCACCGCGCCATCGATGCGGGTGCCACCGCGTTCGTGCAGGTGGAGGTTCCGGCCAGCTGGGCCGAGGCTGTCGACGAGGGCGAGGCCCCCGCGCTCGAGGGCCGCGCCGAAGTGGTGAAGATGGTCCGCGAGATCATGGAGCCGGTGGGCCGCATGGACGGCGACCGCCTGCCCGTGTCCGCGTTCGTTCCGCACGTGGACGGCCAGTTCGAGCAGGGCGCTGCGGCGTACGAGAAGCGCGGCGTGGCCGTGAGCGTTCCCGCTTGGGATGCCGCCACCTGCATCCAGTGCAACCAGTGCGCGTTCGTCTGCCCGCATGCCACCATCCGCCCGTTCGCCCTCAC